CTTGTTTATCTTTACTAGGTTATCCTATTATGCAGTTTTTCCAAGTTGCTCTTGGAATTTATGAATCACTATCTCGTATTTATTTTTCATATGGAGTGTATTATGAACGGTTTATACCAAAATTAAAATTATATTCAAAATTTGAGAGTGACCATCAACATCTTTATACCTTAATGGGTCAAGTAAAGGTTTTTGGACCATGTTTTAGAAATATTTTGGCACATTTATCTTTATCGTTTGTTAGTTTAATTCCGACAGTTGGTTTTTTATTAACAATTCTGGTTCATGTTTATTTCAATTATCTGGGTTGGCAATTGGAATTCACTAAGTACTTCTCTAGAAATTCATTTGTTTTGGAGAAGGAATTGAAAACTAAAAAAGAAGCTGCAGTAAAAACAGGTGATTATTTGAATAAACATTTAAAACATGAAATAGAAAGATTTAAAGTTTCTGATGTACAAGTTTGTTATGGGCTAAACTCTGGGCATTATAGACCAACTTACTTCTCACCAAATCGTCAAAATGAATTTGTAGCTTTAAATGCTCGGGTTCTGGCCAAAACACAAGAGTTTGATGAAGAGGAAGTTTTAAAATTTGTAAGATGGAGTAAGAAGAACCATTTTAAAATTTTTGGCAATGTTCAAGTAAAAGAACATAATATTGAAGTTTATTTGGAGAATTCTAATGCATCAAAAAATGTCAAAGCTAGTATTCTTAAAGCTTATAAAAATCTCGAAGACCAAGGTATAAATTCCAGCACCAGAATTGCACCTAGTCTAGTTTGGAAATATACATCAAGAAAATCATTTGTAAAAGTTGAAAATATGATCTATAAAACACCTTTAGGAGTCAAGAAGAAAGCTCCTAGACTTATTCAAGGAGCTGAACCTGAATTTGTAGCTATGGTTGGACCTTGGTTTCAAGCTTATCAAGGTTATATTAAGAAGAGATTTAGTGTAAAAAATTTTGCAACCTTCACTAGTGGAGTAAGTTCTAATTTACTAGCTGAGAAAATGAATTTACCAAATCAATCCAATTATGAAATTTTGGAAGATGATGTTTCTAGTTGGGATAGTTCTGTTCATGAACGTCTGTGCAGGCTTGAAAATTGGATAGCTAAGAAACATGGTTGTCCACCTTTAACAATTCAGCTTTTGGAATCTAATATTAAAACTCATGGTAAAACAAGTAAAGGATATAAATATCGAGTATTGGGTACTAGGAAATCTGGTGATCCTGGCACTAGTGTAAACAATACTATATTAAATATACTTATGCACGTCTATATATATCAAAAATATTCAAAATTAACATTAAACACAATTATAGGAACCAAATTATCTAATTCTAGATTGAATATGCTAGCTCAAGGTGATGACAATTTATTAAAATACGAAAAGTTGGATATAACAATTCCTTGGGTAGAGGAAATGGCCAAGTTAGGTTTTAAAAGTAAAGCTATTATCAGGAAAAACCTTTTTGAAGCTGAATTTTGTTCCAATAGAATTTATGAAACCTCAGGTGGTTTAGCTTTTGGTCCAAAACCAGGTAAAGTTTTGGCAAAAATAGGTTACTTTATTGATCCACCAAATGGTGTTCATCCTATGTGTTTATTAAGGGGTGTAGCTTTAGGTTTATATTCAAATTGTAATTTTATACCTCCAATTAAAGCTTATTTAGATAGGTGTTTATTTTTAACAGAAGGTTATGAAGCAGCTGTAACCAAGTTAGATGATTGGAAAATGAAGGGGTTTTATGCTGAACCTACGTTAGGAACGAAAATGCAGCTTTTAAACTTGTACGCCTGGGGTGTGACAGAGCAATTGGAATGGGAAAAATATTTATCCAATTGGCATCCTGGGCAGGAAATCGACTATCCTTCATTTCATTATATGATGGATATGGATACCTCTGGTCCAAAATTTTATTATCATTAAGTCCCACCTGGTCCGCAGCCAGTTGGTTCTTTCTTAAAAACACGAAAATTGTAAAAAATTTTTTAAAACGAAATCGTCAATCGTTTAGTTTTTTAAAACACTTTCGACTATTTAGCAACGTTTGTGCACGGCTAGCACTAAAATTTATTGGCTTTAAAAATGATGATTCTAGCCCAATCATACCCCCCCCATCCAAAATGTCTTCCAATCAAACAAACAAACAAACAAAAAATCAAAATCAAAAACATCAAAATCAAAATCAACAAAATTCAATCACTGCACCTAGAATCTCAAGATCAAATCAACAAAACACAAAAAAAAAAAAAAAAAAAAAAAAGAG